TAAGGAAGCGCTCAAAAACATCAGATTCGTCCCGAACTCTACTGGAAACCTGAGAATCTGGGAAATGCCCGACGATTCCCCGGTCAATGACAGATATGTAGTTGTCCTCGACCCGAGAAGAGGCGCGAGCGAGGGAGCCGACCCAGCGAGTATAACCGTATTCGACAGACTTCTGATGATGGAGGACTTCGGATTGAACGGCAAACCCGGAGTTGTTGCGGAAATGAACTACAAGGCCGACCCCGACACGCAGGCTTACGATGCTGCGAGATTGGCTAAATGGTACGGGGATGCCCTGTTGGTTATCGAATCCAACACAATGGAAGCGATGGACGCAGAGAGAAACAATGGTCTGGATTCGTTTGAGTACATCCTGGATATTCTCTCGAAGGTCTATAAAAACCTCTACATGAGGAAGGCGTCGGAAGCCGATATGAAGAAGGGAATCACCTTCAAGTGGGGCTTCCACACCAACCCTAATACAAAGCCGAAGATCATCAACTTCATGAAAGAATGTCTGAGGGATGACCTTTGGGACGAGCCTTCTATCATCTGTCTCAACGAAATGGCCTCCTATATGGAAGATCATGGAAAGGCCAATGCCGAACACGGAAAGCACGATGATGAAGTAATGTCAAGAGCGATTGGATTGTGGATTTGTTATAAGGAACTCCCTATCCCTTCTTGGAAGAAAGAGAAAACATCCAAACACAAGACAGAGGTTTACGGAGACAATGACGGACTTACCAATATGTAACGATATGATTAAGATTTTCAGAAAACCAGCTATCTTATTCGTCACCCTTTGGGCCAGACGGACTTACCGGAAAGGCGTGGAAGCCGCCGAGAAGAGACACAAGGTCGAACACAAGACAATCTATCTTGCTGCAAATTCGTGGCATCCGGATCATCTTGTGACCTACAACAAAGCTCAGTTCAAAGTCGAGAAACGAGTGTATGGCACAAGAGCAAGATTACTTACCATGAACACCCTGCGCCAGCGGTGCTACTACTACACTGCTGACAACTTCGACAGAAACGGGATGTCCAAGAAAGAAAAGGAAATCCGCAGGGGTGCTTTCATCAAAGAACGCCTGCGGATGGCCAAACTCATTGGATAATCGGTTTAGGTAGCCTTACTCCAGGTACAAGCCCCGGCGCTTCCGGCTGTGGTTCTTCCACGGGCGCACCGCCGGGGTTTCCTTGTGCTGCCGCTTCCATTTCGGCCTGTCTCGCCTGCCGGCCTTGGAGGATTGCATCTGCGTAGGGAACATCGGCAATCTTCAGGTATTCTTCGAGTGAAATAAGACCATTCATCAGGAACTCCTTTGCGTCTTGGTTCACCTGGGCGCGATAGATAGGAGTGTTACTGGATTCCTTGATCTTCAAATCGTACTCCAGATTTCCGACCTCGTTGAGTTTGAGGTTTTCGTTATCGAAGATGGCCCCGATAGAACCGGCGATTTTCTCAAACCGGTCTGGATCGTAGAACATGGCGATATTTTTCATCTTCTTAATCAGAAGGGCCTCCACGAATTTATTGAAGGCATCCATCAACGCCGCGATAGGAGTGCTGGCGTTGGAGGTCATCTGTGCATACAGAGTACCCGATGTACCCGAGTTCGGGGTCTTGCCCTGCAAAGCTCCATTCACAGGAGAGCCGGCGTCCATCAGCCTTGAATAAGTATTGATGAGGGACGCAACATCGAAGGTCTGAGACACGCCATTGAGAATCTTCGGGAAGAGGTCTTTCTTGGATTCGTCAATATCGGCAAAGACTAATTCATCAATGCTCGTCCAGCTCCGGGCGAACTCTTCCGGGGAGGTATCGCCAAGAATTGCCTTCGGGATAACCGCCACACCTTTCGCCTGCGAGCGCATGAGCCAATCGTGCATCACCACAGCCCTGTTTATGGCGAGGTTGTGGTCAATCGCATCGTTCATATATCCTACCAGTTTCCCGTCAATGAACGGGAACATACAGATAGTAAACGGGTGGCTCCTGTCCGCGTAGGGGGATTCGCCCTCCCAAAGTATCGTTCCGTCAGGAGCGAGGAATCTGCAATACCAGAAGGTATCCACAAAGAAGCCGTTTTTCTCGTCATCGGTTCCGAACCCATCACCCACGATGTAGGGGATTTGCTCTTCCGGAGTATTCCCGGCCATCTTCTTCCTTCTGAGGTTCTCTTCGCGGATTTCCTTTCTGTATTCCTTCTCGTTGTAATCTATGATCTCTTCCAAACCGACATTCTTGTCCCACAATCTGATCTTCGGTTTGGTCTCTTTCGTCCAGACCTCGCAGACATAACACCTTGTCGGGTCGGAGCCGCGCATGAATGTTATATCATCAAATCTGTCGGTCATATCCCTTGATTCCTCCGTCTTGAACACAGTGGATTGGTCGGGATAGATCGCTCTCAAAATATCGTAGTCCCTCGGGGAGTGCGCGAACCGGGCCGCTATATCTTCAAATGACCCGTAGAAGAACCTTCCAACCAAAGAAGCATCCCAGCCGCGAGGGTCAACGGATTCGGATTCAAAGAAGAACAGATTGGGATTGATGAACTGCGTCCAGGAATCGGGTGTTCTGTCAGGGCCGCTGCAATCGTCGAAGGATTCATAGGCAATCGCAATTCCTCCTAAATTCAGCTCGCGCATCCAGAGCTTCTTCAACTCCATGAGTTTGTTTTTGTCGCAGTTCGCTTGGATGGCCGCGGTCATCACTTCTCCGTACTGCTGCTCTTCTCGATCTATTGAGTGACAGACCGGCTCCATCTGATCCTTGACCATCTGACCCACGATGGTCTCAACCCTGTTCTTGACTTGGTTGGTCTGAATCACCACATTACCCTGTTTCATAAGGTACTGGCGATAGGTCATTGACTTGCCGTTTACTACGATTGTATCGCCCCACTGGTCTCCGTAACAGAAACGGGTACTCCTTGCACGGAGCCGCCGTGTTTCGTCGAGATTCTGCCAGACGGCCTCGCACCTCCGAAGAAGCGGCTCGTCCGTGCTTTTCGACCGCAGCGCATTTTGCCTCGCCTTGACAGAATCCGCTCCGGATTCGGGCTTATAGATATTCAGATGGTCTGCTTTAATCATACTATTTGCAGTTTACGCGCAAATATTTGTATTCAAAAGTGTTATCGTAGTCTATCTTTCACCAACGGAAAAGGTTGTACTTGGCCGTCCCCAGCGCATATATACCCGTATTCACTTTATTCGTGAAGTCCACGGCATACCCTCCGCTCGCGGAGAACTGCCACCGGCCAGTCCAATAATCAACACCAACCCCGCCGCCAGCTCCGGCTGCGCCGGGAATGACAAAGGCGCGTATCTCGGGAGAGATAAAGAGTTTCGGGTACTTATACTCGGGAACAGGGATATTGATGTAGGCCGTCTTTTGTTTCACTTTGATCCAGTCCAGATTCGGGTCTATACCAGATACCTGGAGTTCGTAGAGTTCTTTATTGGGGTCTGCATACTGCCTGATTTCCCGAGGAAGATAGATGTAGGTTGTATCGTGGATCAGAATTTCAACCACCCTGCCAGTATCCTTGTATTCCGTAACCGGCACGGGGTTGTCAATGTAGATTTCCTTCTCCACATACTCAGTATCGGGTTTGATGGAAGCAAGGGCATCTTTGTAGCCCCTATCGTACTCCCTCCTGTTGGAGAAAGCAAGAAAGATAGAGGCCGCGACAAGCGCGGCCACTACAATCCATTGAAGAACCTTACGCATCTTCCTTCCGTAAGGCTTTAATCTTCCCGTTGAGATCATCCCACCAGCCTTTCCATCTGGGGAATGCCGTGAATCCGAGGATTCCGATACAGATTGAAATCCACCAGTAGTCTCCGCAAAGCAGACAAACGAGGATGCCGCCGAGGAATCCCACGAAGCATCCGAAAAGTCCCAAAAATTCAAGAATCTGTTTCATATCTTTTAGACATTGATCACTTTGATTTGTCCTCGTTGCTGGCCGGCGTTGTTCTTCAAGCCTATATGAATCCAATTCGTTTTTCCATCGGATTCCTTGATGAGCTGGTCGAACTTGATTCGGTTCTTCTTGACCCACTCGACCACGAAGTCGCGGAACTCTTCATAGTCTCCGCTCTGGAGGTCGGCGGCGTAACCAATCTTGTGGACACTGGTAGAAGAACCCTTTACGGCCTTGTTGAGAGCATCGCACCGATAACCCGAGGTCACGCGAATAGGCTTGCCCCAGGCGGCGCGGAGAGGTTCGAGGAAATCCTTTACGAGTTCGTTAAGGTGATCCACGATTTCAAAAGAAGGAGTGTTGTCTATCTTCTTCTTTGTTGCTGTCTCGGACTTGATAAGCTCCGACAGCTCGAAATACTTGTACTTTCCCATATTCTGAAAATTAAAAAGCAGGGGGATTGTCTCAACCGCCCTGCCTCCCACTAAAACTATTAACCCATGAAACCAGTTACCCCTTTGCGATAACCCTGTATGCTTCGACTTCTTTGGTAAGCTCGTCCACTCGTTTCGTCAGTTTCTTGTTTTCTTTTTCGAGGGTCATAATCTTCTCGTCGCGCTCCATCTTCTCCCTTCCGAGTTCGAGGACTTTCCCGCGCAGCTCGTCGATTACCTCGCCTTGTTTTTCGTACATTTCTTCCATAGTGTTTATCCGTTCAAGTAAGTGCGTGTACTCCGCAGCGGAAGCCTCGGTCTCAGCTTTCTTTGCTTCGGCCTTCGCCTCTCTCAGTTTGGGGCGGAAATAGGCGATACTGCCCCCGATGGAGAGCAGACCACCACCGAGCGCCCCGACGAGTGAATCAAGCCATTCCATACCTTACTCCCCGTAGGTCTTGATGTCGGTGGAATTGTACGCCCAGCCGCTTTCCGTGCGGTCATAGGAGACGGTCTCGCCGTAACCACAGGCGTTATACGAAAGGCAGATGCCCTGATCTGTGCCATCGCCCTTGTAGGAGACGATGTAGGTGTGCTTCTGTGCGCCGGTGACCTTGACAACAACATCACCCGGCTTCAGCGCGTCAAGCTGATCCCCCGTGAGGGCCGTAATATCCGTAACCTCGATAGGGGCCTTTTTACTCGCCATGATAGCGAAGTAAATCTGTTTGAGCCAGTAAACAATATCTTTCATAACAATACTATTTAGTACGATACGAAAATGGGGACGAATAATCGCCCCCGTAGTCTATCTTTCACCAATTCACCTCAGTTTGTTGTCGAATCGTAAATCGTAATCAACATCGACCCACGATAGTTTTTCCCCTGGGGTAAAGTTTGTGAGAATAAGTAATCTGAATGACTTGTAAGACCCACCCCTCAAAGAAGTAAGTCTTTGCCACTGGATGCCATTCATCGAACCCAAGAGAATGTATTTCACATCTGAGTGATTATACACTCCCCTTATTCTGATGCTCTTGATAGCTTTCCTAACATCCGGAGCATCCAAATCGAAGGGTCTTGTGAGTACCCAGCCCTTTCTTGAAGAAGGATTCACCGAATTGAAATTCTGCCGCACAGACCACTCGTAGATCGCTCCTTGTTCAAGATACGAATAGGCTTTCGGATAGCCGTTCAGATTCCTGACGAACCGCTCCGGAATGGTGTGCTTCCTCCAGGTCTGAGTTTCCAAGTCACACTCATAGGCATAGGCCACATTCTGATTGAACAAGAGGATTCGCTTGTTTTCGTAGTCATACAAAGGTTTACATCCATTGATGAAGTCCTTGAACGAAGTGGTATCCAAAGAAAGGCCCAGCAGTGAGCCGTAGCCGTCAGCGGCCAAAGCCGTCCTCAACGCGCCACCAGCCGGGGCAACATCCTTGATTGTATATTGCGGGCCTTCCATAAAGGGTGACAGGCAAGAGACTTGCGAGCCTTGCAGAATCATTACGCCCTGATCGGACACGAATGCGATAGCCTGGTCTAACTGAACGATTGTACCTTCTTTGGCAACATCCCTCGAAACCGGATGCGACGCAGCCATCTTTCCTTCATCGTCGAGAGAGATAGTCCAGATACCACTCTCGGTAAAGACATACAGAGGGAACTGGCCGAACTGACCCGTAGAGAGAGCGATCGTGG